GGATAGTGGTCAGCGTGGGTGAGCAAGTCAAATCAGTTAAAGAGGGCGACCACGTTATATATTTTAAGTGGGATGATTTGCCCGCGTTGGATGGACTTGTCGCTGTAAGAGAAAACTCATTGTTAGGGATTTACGATGACTGAATCTAAAAAATGGATAAATAAAATAACCAAAGCCGAGAAAGAGTGGGACACCTACCACGACCTTGTTAAGAGCATTCGGGAATACTACACCAATAAGAACCGCAAGGACAAACAAAATATCTTTTGGTCAAGTATTGAAACTCTTAAGCCGTTTATATACTTCAAAGCTCCGACACCGTATATTCAAAGAAAGTCTAAAGGTGAAAACCCTGTTTTGGATGTAGCTTGTCAGCTGTTAGAAAAAGCCCTTATTTGGGATTTGGATGCGCAAGATTTTGACGGCGTGATTAAATACTGTCGAAATGACTATCTTTTGTCTGGTTTGGGCTTAACTTATGAAAAACTGAACCCGAAATTTAAGACAGTTGTTGTTGCTGATGAGTTCGGAGCGGTTGAGCAAGAAGTTCTTGACTCGGTCACCGTTGAAACCAAGTATTTCAGCCCAAAAAGACTTATTTGCGACTGCCAGAATGTGAAAGTTTGGGAAGATGTCGAGTGGGTAGCTGAAAAAATCAAAATGACCAAACAAGAGGTCGTTGATCAGTTTGGCGAGAAAATTAAATCCAAGCTGTTTAACTCTGGCATAAGTGAAGACAAAGAGGCCGAGGCCGAAACGTGCGTATATAAGATTTGGGATAAAAAAGATAAAAAGATTATCTACGTTTCCAAAGAGGTTGACGAGGTTTTAAGAGAAGATGACGACTTCTTAAACGTTGAGGGCTTTTATCCGTTCCCGAAACCGGTATTTGCGACTTTAGCCAATAACGGTGTGATTCCGACACCTGATTATTCTGAAATCAAAGCGCAATTGGATGAATTGGACGGCGTTGTTGACAGAATGAAGTTAACAATGCAGGCGCTTAAAGTTTCGGGTGCTTTTGACGGTGCTTTTCCTGAACTGGCTAACATTTTGAGCAAAGATGTTACTTTAGTTCAAGTTTCCGACTTTACCAGAATAAGAGAAAAGGGCGGTTTGGCCGGATTTGTTGATTTTATGCCGATTGAGCAATATGTCACCACACTGGAGGCATTAGCCACCAGACGACAAGATTTAATCAATTCAATCTATGAAATCACCGGCGTTTCAGACATTATGCGTGGCAATTCTGATCCGAGTGAAACGGCAACGGCGGTCACTAAAAAGACCAACTTCGGGACTTTAAGAAACCAAGACCGGCAGAACGATTTTCAAAGATATTTAACTGACGTTCTTAAGATTAAAGCCGAGATAATCTGCGAGCAAATGCCGGCTGAACAATTAGCGCAATTTGCCGAGAATATTGACCCTCAATTAGTGATGGCGGCGGTTGAACTATTAAAGACCGAGAAGTTGAGAAACTTAACTTTAGGCGTTGAAACCGATACCACCTTCACTCAATCAGAAGATATGGCCAAGACAACCGATGCCGTAAAGATGATTCACGACTTTGTTGTTCAATCATTTACGGCGGTTAGTCAGCAACCGGCTTTGTTACCACTTTATAAACAGATGATTGAAAGCTTGGTTGTCACTTTACCGAGTGCTAGACAGTTCACGGCCACGATTGATGAGACATTTAATACCATTTCACAACAACTGGCTCAACCTGGACCCGAACAACCTGATCCGGATATGATAAGAGCGCAAGCTGAAGTTCAAAAGAACCAGAACGAACTACAAGTTAAGCAAGAGGCCAACGCTATCAAAGAGCAAGAGGTTGAACTCAAGAAAGAAATTGAGGACAACAAGGTAAGAATGGCCAACAAAGAGGCCGATATGCAATTCGCTCTTAAACAAGAGGAATTGGCTCGCCAAGGCCAGACCAACGAGAACATAACCACTGGATATGTAGGGGCGTTTTAATGGACATTTTATACTATGTCGGCGGTGGCAGTCACCACAACAACCGAGAGCTATTATACTCTTTAAGGTCGTTAGAAAAACACTGCAAAGATGTTGACAATGTATGGGTGGTAGGTAACCGCCCATTTTTTTTGAACGATAAAGTCAAATATCTCTGGGTTGGAGATAAGGGTAAGTGGTACCAGAACGCCGTGACTAAAACGGTTGCGGCGATTGAGGCCGGAATAAGTAAAAAGTTCTTATTGATGAACGATGACTTCTATATGTTAGAAGACTTTACTTGTGAAGATTATCCTGCTTATTACCGCGGGGAGATTCCCGAAGTTCCGTCTAATCCTTATCAGCAAGTGGTAATAAACACCAAAGCGATATTGGATGAAAAAGGCCTGACTCATCACCATTACGGCGTTCACTGTCCGATTGTGATTGATGCTGACAAGTATATGTCCTTAAAAGAGTATTTCGGGCAACCGATTTCTATTAGGTGTTTATATGGCAACCATTTTTGCGATGGTGTGAGGGTAAAAGACACCAAAACAAGCACAATTAAACCAAGTCCTACGAAGTGCTATTCAAGCAAGCCGTGGGCGCAAGATATTATGAATCAATTGGGGAGAATGTTCCCCGAACCATCACGTTGGGAGAAATGATGTTTAAAGAGTTTCAACTGCCGGATGGCACGATTGCTGAAAGTAGTCAAGATGTTGACAGATACTTAAAAGAAAGCGGGAGTGCCTGGGCAGGTGATTATAGCGGTGAGTTCTACAAGAACCGCCGTTATTTATTAGAAAAAGAGCAAAACCAAACGTTGGTTGATGCCTTCATTCGTAATTATAAAAAGGAAATATGGAAATGACTGATTTGAGAGAGCAAATCGAGAATGCTTGGACTTCAGCTGAAGAACAGCAAAGCTCCGAGCCAAGTGTGGCAACAAGTGAGAATAACCAAGAGGTGATTGCAACACCTGCCGAGGTTATTTCCGCACCGAACAGCTACCGACAAGAATTTAAGGACAGTTTTAACACCTTAACCCCCGAGTGGCAGAAATATCTGAACGAAAGGGAAAAGGAATATCAACAAGGACTGTCCAAAGCCAGAAACGCTTATTCGTGGGCGGATAAGTTCTACAACGACCGCAAAGAGGCCTTAACGCAACAAGGTTATACAAGTTTTCAAGATTATTTTGAAGTTTTGGACGGTATAGCCAATGCGTTGAATAAAGACCCGGCGACCACGTTGGCGAAGTTATCCTCTATGTACCAGGTGTCTGGCAATAACGATACTTTGCAACGACAACTTAACGACTTAACCCAAGAGATAACCAATCTCAAGGGATATGCTCAATCTCGTGAAAATGAGCGTGTTAAGAGCGAGTATGACAACTTTGTAAATGCCAAAGACGAGGCGGGAAGTCCGCTCCATCCTTATTTTGAGGATGTAAGGGGCGAGATGCAAACCTTGTTGCAGGCAGGCTTAGCCAAGAACTTTGAAGATGCCTATAATCAAGCCATTTGGCGTGTTGAGGGCGTAAGAAACAAGTTATTGGATGCCAAAGCCAAAGAGGCCTTGACTGTAAAAACCACTCAAGCAAAGGTTGCCAAAACCGCCGCTTTTGACCCGCAATCTAAAAAAGAGGGAGAGCCGAAGAAACTGTCGTTGCGTGAACAAATTGAGAGAAATTACGATTCTTTAGGAGAATAAAAAATGGCTGGAAATGTTAATTTTGACAACCTGTTGTCCACCACTCTTGAATCACGCACAGGAGAATTGGCAGACAACGTAACCAACAACAACGCTTTACTTAAAAGATTAAAAGAGCGTGGAAACATCCGTCCTATTTCGGGCGGTACCAAAATTGTTGAAGAATTGGAATATGGCGAGGGCGATACCTATTGGTATTCCGGTTATGATACAATCACCACAACCAACCCGCAGTTATTCACTGCTGCTGAATATGAAATGAAACTCTTGGCCGCTTCTGTCGGATGCTCTGGCGAAGAACTGTTGAAGAACAGCGGACGTGAACGTGTAATCGACTTGATGGAAGCTAAAGTTAAAAACGCTGAAAAATCTTTGGCAAATCAGATGTCAATCGGTATTTATTCTGATGGAACTGGTTCTTCCGGTAAGCAGTTGACCGGTTTGAAGGCTTTGGTAGCTGATGACCCGACTTCGGGTACTGTCGGCGGTATTAACCGCGCCACCTCTGGTAATGAATTTTGGCGCAACTATGCCAAATCTGCCTCTGGTTTGACTGTTTCGACCATCCGCGATGAAATGAGCGCCGCTTATTTGGCAACCTCTCGTGGTTCTGACAAAGTTGACCTCATTGTTGCTGATGACTCTATGTTCAAACTCTACGAGGGTTCTTTGATGGCTCAAGAAAGATTTGTAAATACTTCTTTGGCTGATGCCGGATTTACAAACCTGAAATTCAAAGGCGCTGATGTGATTTATGACGGCGGTATTGGCGGAGCTTGCCCTGCCGGACATATGTATTTCTTGAACACCGATTATTTAAAACTCCGTCCGCACCGCGAACGTAACTTCAAGATGATTGGTGATCGTGAACGTGTTGCTATCAACCAAGATGCTGTTTACAGACTCATTGGTTGGGCTGGTAACTTGACTATGAGCAACGCTCAATTGCAGGGTGTATTGTTTGACCCGACAATTGCCGGCTCTGGTTCTAGTAGCTAATCATAAAGGGGCGGGGAAACTCGCCCCTCTTTTTTTAAGAGAGGTATAAAAATGGATGCAGATTTTGCAATGTTCAATAGTTATTTGAACAACAAAAAAGAAGAAGGCGTTTTTGCCAAGTTTTATGACAAAGTAGAGAGAACGGGCAAGATTTTAGACAACGGCATGCCGGAGTTTAGAACTCGGACTTATGTAGAAATAAGAGTAAGAAACAGTTATGATGTAGCTGACCGCGCGGCGGATGAAATGGACATAAGAAGATTTCCGGCGGAATATCAGATATATCAAGTAAAACGTAAGAAAATGGAAGAGGGAACACCTCTTAAACAGTTTGCATTTTTAAGCCCTGCACAAATTGAGGCCTGCGATTTTAGGGGAATTTACACGGTTGAAGAATTAGCTAATTTGGATGCCGACCGTGCTAAAAGCATAAATTTAAGTGAAGAAGTAGGGCTTGCCAAAAAGTTTTTAGAGATTTCAAAAAACAATCAAATTATTTCTGAATATCAAAAGAAAATTGAAGAACTTGAGAATAAGGTCAAGTCTTTAGAAGAAAGGTTGAAAGAATGAACATTTTAGAGATAGCGCAAGAGGCGGCGGATATATGTGCGGTGCAAAGACCGAAAGACTTGTTTGATTCTACATCGCAAAACGACCAGTTGTTTGCGAGTGTGGTCAATTCTACGCTGTCAAGTCTGATGCGCCACGCTGACTGGAGCGCCCTAACCAGAACAGGGATTTTATACACCAATGACGGAATAATGAGTTATCTGATTGATAGCATTGTGCCGGATTTCCACTCTTTTGTGGGTTCTACGTTTTATATAAAGGACAACATCCGCAATGTTAAAGGTTCGATAACTGCGGAACGTTGGGCGCGTGAAAAACAATTCCACTGCCCTGAAATTGACGTTATCTTTAAGGTTGAAAACAATTCTATTAAGTTCTTAAAGAACCCGGGCGATTTGGAGATTAAGTTCACATATAAATCAAATGCGGTTTGTTATGATGCCGTGACCAGTGAACCGAAATCCCGTATAACTGCTAATACGGATATACCGGTTTTTGACCCTTATTTGGTCAAACTAGGGATTATCTGGCGGTGGAATAAACGCACCGGTTTGGACTATTCTGAAGAATACAACGAATATCAACGCGAATTAGAAAAGAACTATGCCGAGTGTAGAGCGCAAGAAGATATTGATTTAGCGTTTAACAATAGGTTCTTCTTTGGTGATGGAGTGATTGTAAGTGTCGATGCTGAAAGTAAACAGGGCTGTTAAGTCAAAAGATATAACCTTGCCTAGTCCTATTATGGGGCTGAACCGTAAAGACCCGATATCGGCAATGAACCCTTTGTTCGCGGTGAGAATGGATAACTATATTCCTTTAGAGAACTATATCGAGTTGAGGCCTGGATATACTAATTATGTGACTTTAGGTTCAGACAGAACCAAAGTAAAGACTTTGGCCGCTTATCATTATCCGTCTTATAATGCCTTTTTTGCGGTTTATGATAACAAAATCTGGGATATAACCAACTCGGCAAGCCCAACCGATATGAACATCACTCTGACCGAGGGATATTGCCAAACCGTTCAATATAAGAACTATCTTTACTTTTTGAACGGTGCTGACCAACCGACCGCTTATTATGTGGACGGCAACGGTGATGCTCATATAGGCGCGTGGGGCTTTTCTGGAACTGGATTGACCGATACCAAGATAATATCGGGAACTGTAAGTAAAGAGTTTTTGTGGTTTGTTGAAAAGAACTCTTTAACCGTATGGTATTCAGCGGTTGCGGGTTCGATTTCAGGGACTTTGAAACCGTTTGATTTAAGTCAGATAGCCAAGTGGGGCGGGCATTTGGTAGCGGTGGCCAACTGGACAATTGACGGCGGTATTGGAATTGATGACTACACGGCGTTTATCACCAGTGAGGGTGAAGTTTTAGTTTATGCCGGTGCTAACCCTGACGATGCCACCAACTGGAGCTTAAAAGGGTGCTATAAAATCAGTAAGCCGATTGGGTATAGATGCACAATGCAATTCCAAGGCGATGTTGTGATCATCTGCCAAGATGGTTACTTTCCTATGGGTAAAGCCCTTGCGACTGCCAATGCCGGTGATTCTCTGGTGGCCTTTAGTGATAACATAAGAGGTTTAGTAATAGAGCGAACCTCAATGAACAAAGACCGCAAGGGTTGGCAAGGGATTATCTATACAAAAAAAGGTTATGGAATATTTAATGTGCCTGTCAGTGAGCAGTTTGAGCAACACGTCATTAACGTAAATACCGGCGCTTGGTGCAGATTTACCAATATCCGCGCGGTTTGCTGGTGCGTGTTTGACGATAAACTATATTTTGGATCAGACAACGCTGTTTTTCAGTTTGACAGTGGTAATTCGGATGATGGTGTAGCGATTGAGGGCGTTGTGGAGCAAGCTTTCAACGATTTAGGCACGCCGAATGTTAAAAAGGTTCAACTGCTTAATCCACGCACCAAGTCAACGGCTCCTTTTGCCCTGACTTGTTATGTAGATACGGATTATCACAAACAAAACCTTGAATATAAAAACAATATCGGGCTTTCAATCGGTTCTAAATGGGATATATCCAAGTGGAATATTGCATTATGGGCGGTTGACAGTGCCGATGAAGTTAATTCTCAATGGATTATGTGTTCGGGAGCAGGGTTTAAGATTGGCGTGGTATTTAAGACCAAAACGAGAGGTATTTTAATTGACTGGTTTGATACAGGAATCAGGTTTGAATCCGGAACGGGTATTATGTAAGCCCGCTGACGTTGTGGAGTTTGTTGCCCGAGGTTTAGGCGATAGGGTTGAAGAATATCAGCCCTGCCTAGCTCTTGGATTGTTCTATAAAGAACTAATCGGGGGCATATTAATCCACGACATCAGACCGGAAGTAGATTGTTATTTGACGATTTACACCACTAATAAAAGGTGGGCAACGAAAAGCGTTTTGAGATACGTTTTCGGGATTATTTTTAACTTAATAAAATGCAGGCGATGCTCTGTTTTGGTTAGTAAAGCTAACTCTAAAAGCCTAAAGATGTGTAAGCAGTTAGGATTTAAGGAAGAGGGGTTACTTCGACAATACCGAGATGATGGCGATGACTGCTATTGTTTAGGAATGTTAAAACAGGAGTGTAATTGGATATGGGAAAATCAAAAAAAGTAAAATACGATATGACACCCTATAAAAACTACGAGTCATATTTGCAAAATTACGATACTTCAAATGTTGACTCAACGTTGGGAAACTTGACTAACTACGCATCAAATGCAAGTAATCAGCTTTCTAATATGGGGAATTATACCTTTAATGTTGACGGTTCTGACGAGGCCAGACAAAGGACTCAAGAGGCGTTGTATAATTCAGCGGTTGACAAACTGACACCGCAATTTGAACGGCAAGCGACTAACTATGCCACAATGCTACAAAATCAGGGTATTCCGGTAGGTAGTGAGGCATATAACCGCGCTATGGGTGACTTGGAAGAAAAACAGAACGATGCTTTGACTCAAGCCGCATATAGTTCAATCTTGGCCGGAAACAACGCTTTCAGTCAGTCTTTGAGTGACCAGATAAACGCGGGAGGATTTGGAAACAGCGCACAACAAGCATATATCAATCAGCTTTTGAGTGCTTTGCAAGGTTCGGCCTCTGGTTATGAGAATCAGCAAAATCTGTTTAGTGTAGGAACTGGTAAATCTAACCTGAAATATCAGCAAGATAAAGCCAATGCAAAAGGCGGTTTAGGTGGTGCTTTGACTGGTGCAATCACTGGTGCGGCTCAAGGGTTCGCAACAACTGGCAGTCCGTGGGGAGCGCTTGCGGGTGCTGGTTTAGGCGCTTATGGTGGTTACAATCAAAATCCTTATGGGGGCTAGAATGTTGAACAAAGACTATGCAGGAACAACGGCGGGAATAATCAGAAGTACTTTTCCGAATATAACCGCACCAAAAAGAGTTGATATGATCAGCTTGCTTGAACGAGTAGGCAACGACTATCAAGCCGGACTTCAGAAAAGAGCTGATAACGAGTTGACCGAAAAGATGATTGCCGAACACCCTGAAGACAAAGAGCGTATTCAGCAAATGGGCGGGAATGCTTATGTCAATATGCTTGATGCTAATGCTCAACGTGCTGAAGAGCGCCAGTGGAAACTTGATGACCAAGAAGCTCAAAGACAGTTTCAAAGAGAGATGCAAGATAGGGCTTTTGCTAATTCTCGTATGTTGGCAGAGATAGGAAAAGCAAGCGGTGGAGAACCAGCACCTAGTATTTCTTCAAATCCGTTTGATAAGAAGAGGGTTGAAAAGGTTGCCTCTGAAATGGATGCAAACATAGCCAAAGCCGAAGAAATGAAGTCTGTGTTTGAACAAGCTAATAATGCCCTAAAGAATATTAACACCGGCGGAATACTGGCAAAACTAACAAAGAATAAACCGCTTTTATCTAGTGCTGACGAACAGATGTTTGATAGTGCGGCGGCAAAGAGTATTGATATGGTTAGAAAAGCAGGTTCTGGCGTGATGACTGATGCCGATGCTCAACGTTATGAAAAAGCCACGATTGACCGCTCAAAGGATAAGGCCACTAACCAACAACTGATTGATAGCGGGTTAATTGCCGCTAACAATGCAATTGCTAAAGAAGAGTTGCGTGCCGATTGGGTAAGAAATGGCGGTGATTTGGGTTCTTTTGATAGAGAATGGAGAAACTACCTTAACAGCAACCCGATATTTACTAGTAACGGCAAGATAAATGCTAATCGGCAAGATGCTTATGGGTGGTTTTACAATCCAGAATCTAGGACATATAAAGCCCCTGAATCCGCGCCGGAAACGCAAGCCCAAAAGATGAGAACCATTTTCGGGCAGACTGCTCCAAACTCTTTTAACAATATGTCTGATGATGATTTATTGAAAGGTTTATAAAATGGACTATTCTGAAAAAATAGCACGCTATGAAGAGATTGAACGGCGTGGCTTGTTGGATAGACTACCACCCGAAAAACAAGCTCTTTGGGCAGAATATAAAAGACGGCAACAACAACCGCAAGAGCCGGAAAAAAGCTATGCTTTAGGTCGTATGGCGGCAATTGACAGCGGTGCGACCTTTGGCTTTGGCCGTAAGCTTGGCGGTTTAATCAACGCAATCGGCTCATATCCTGTTGATAGAATAGCCGAGGCAATGGGTAAAGAAAACACACCAAGTTTCAAAGACAGATATAATGAAATCGTTGACCCTGTTGTTGAGGCCAAAAAAGAGTATGAACAAGACAAGCCGGTTGAGGCGTTTGGTTTAGAGCTTGCCTCATCTTTTGCTAACCCTGTTAATATTAAGGCGGCGGGAACGATTGCCAAAGGAGCAACCAAAACCGCAAAAGCTTTGAGAAGTATAGGGGCTGGTTCGGCTGTCGGTGGACTATCCGCTATCGGGGCAACCGAAAACCTTGAAGACCTACCAGCGAATACCATAAAAGGAACGGCAACCGGCGGTGCTGTCGGAGCTGTTATTCCTTTGGCAGGAATGGCTATTCGCGGAACTGGCAAGGCATTAAAACAAGTTTTAGGTAAAACCACCGGTGCGGGTGATGTTGCGATTGCTGATGCCTTTAAGGCCGGACAGAATGCCGAAAAGGTCTTTCTTGATAAAATGAAAGGTTCAATTGATGCCGAGGGGCTTGAAAGGAAAGTTCAGAACAACTTTGATAAAATCAAAAAAGCCCGCAATATGACCTATGATGACGATATAACTCGTCTGAAACAAGCAACATATAATAAAAAGCTTGATATTAACCCTGTTATAAATGATGTAAAAGCAATCATACGACAAGAGGGCGGTGGGGCTGAATATTTAGTCGATGACGACACGGCGAGAGTTTTATCAAAAACAAAAGAAACGCTGAATAACTTTTATAAAGATAAAAGCCGCCACAATCTTGAGGGATTTGATAACCTGAAGAAAGCTCTTCAAAATATCAACACCAGAGAGGGAACTAATGCCGAGAGGGTAAAGACCCAAATCACAAACTCGGTAAAGGGGCAAATTCTTAAACAATCTCCTGAATATAAAGCAATCAATGATTTGTATGCAAGAGATACGGAGCTTTTGAACGACCTCAAAAAAGTATTTAGCTTGAACCGCAACGCCAATAGCGAAACCGTGTTAAGAAAAATCCAATCAACCGCAAGAAATAACGCAAACACCGACTGGAGTTATAGAGCGCAACTCTTAAAGAAACTTGACCCGGCTGGCGAGATTCAAAAAGAGATTTCAGCCAATGCGTTGAACACTTGGACACCGAGGGGCGGTTTGGGTGGAATTGTCGGATTTGGCGGATTGTTTGCCCGCGACCCTGTTTTGATTGCGGCTTCATCACCGCGGGCGGTTGGCTATGGTGCTTATGGACTGGGCAGACTTTCAAGCGCAATGCCCAATGTCCAAGCAAGCAAAATTTCACCTTATGTTGCACAATTAATCGGGGCTGAATAAAGCCCCTTTTTTATGGAGAAAAAATAAATGCCTTATGATGCGCAAGGCGTGTTCACACGCGTTCACAACTGGCAAGATGATGCCGCAAATGACATCTCTATTCTTGCCTCACGTCACGACCAAGAGGATGACAACTTTGCCAACGGTTTTAATGACGTTTTATGTAGGGATGGCCGTGCCGCTATGACCGGCAACCTTAAAATGGGCGGAAGTAAAATCACCGGTTTGGCCAACGGAACCAATGCCAATGATGCGGTTAATAAGTCACAACTTGACGGAGTTTCATCTAGTGTCAGCACATTAGACAGCGCTGTTGTTAAGCTAACCGGCAATCAGACCGTGGCGGGAACAAAGACTTTTAATTCAAGCCCCGTTGTCCCGACACCCTCGACAAGTGACAACTCTACAAAAGCGGCCTCGACTGCTTTTGTAAATAACAAAGTCGCCAAACGTGTCGGCAACTGGGGAACGATGTCAACCATTACCGCGCTGACAAGTACTTCTTCGACCTACACGATGACAAATGACGGATTTATTGCACCGAGAATCAGAATCCAAAGACTTCAAACGGTTGGTTTCTTGGTCAACGGGAAAGAGATCATTTCTTATAAGTCATATCAGGGCGATGCCTCTGATGACTACGAAATCCAGTTCTCACCGTTCCCGGTAGCCAAAGGCGATGTTCTTAAATACACCTCGACTGATTCAAGTTCGAAAGTGGTCAACGTTAAGTTTTGGGCGTATAGGGGGTGATAAAGATGGCTTGCAAAGGAAGAAAACGCAAATAATCGGGGCAGAAATGCCCCTTTTTTTATGGAGATTTTTAATGACTGGGCGTGTGATAAACAATTTAATTGAAGTAAGACAAGGCGACAGCTTTGTAATTGATTTTGAAATCAAAGAAAGAGGGAAACCCGTAAACGTAACTGATGCAACTTTGGTTATGGAAGTCAAAGATTCCGGCGGTAATACGATGTTTACTTGCATAGGTGACCACGTGGACGGCAGAAACGGAAAAATGCTCTTAAACATAACACCGACAATGACGAGCATTGCGGTTGGTGATTATCTCACTGACATACAGTTAATGAGTGGCGATGGTAGTGTAAATACTTTATTCCCCGCCAACGTTAACGCTGTTGGAACTTTCAGAATTACCGAACAAATAACCACCTACACACCAAGCCCCGAACCAGAACCAGAGCCGGGCAGTGATAGCGATTCAGATTCAATTTAGGGGGAATAAATGGACACCAAAACAATTGAAGCCGTAATGAAAACGGTGACCATAGATACTAAAATTGACGGCGGAAAGGTTGAAGCGGTAATCGGTGAACGCGCTCGAATGGAAGTTGAGCGTGCCGTTTGCTACATTAAAAGTGGTAAAGCCGAGATTGATGCGGCCGTTGATGCCAGACTTCACGAAATCGACACCGAAGGTCAAGAGTATGTAGATTTAGCCAAAGATTGGGCAATTAAGACCGATGGCACCGTTGACGGTGTTGATTATTCTTCAAAATACTATGCTCAATCTATTCTACCGATAGCTTCAGACATAACCACCGTTGCGGGGATTAGTTCGGATGTCAGCACCACCGCGGGGATTGCCTCGGATATATCATCAGTAGCAGGAAACGCAACTGACATAAGCGCGGTAGCGGGCGATATAGCTAATATCAACACGGTGGCTGGCGATATATCCAATGTCAACGCGGTTGCCGGTGATTTAAGCAATATTGACGCGGTCAATTCTAATAAAACTAATATTGATACCGTTGCGGGTGTAAGCTCTGACGTGACCACGGTTGCGGGAATCAGTTCAGATGTAACTGCCGTTGCGGGTAATTCGAGCGATATAAGCACGGTTTCGGGTATTTCGAGCGATGTTTCGACCGTTGCCGGTGATATATCTAACATAAATGCCGTTGCCGGTGATTTGACTAATATTGACAACGCTTCGGGATATGCCGCTCAAGCCAAGCAATACGCAATCGGCGATCCGACCGAGCCGACAGGTAATTCTGCTAAATATTGGGCGGAGCAGTCAGCAAGCGCGGCCGCAACTGTCAACGATGGAACTTTAACCATCCAGAAGAATGGTGTTGATGTTCAGACCTTTACTGCCAACGCAAGCACAAACGCAACAGCAAATATAACAGTTCCAACCGATACAGCTGACCTCACAAATGGCGCAGGATATATTACAGGTGTTGATTGGGGCGATATAGGCGGAACATTATCCGACCAGACCGACCTGCAGTCAGCTCTCAATACCAAACAAGACCTACTAACTTCAGCCAATGCAGGAACAGATATATCCATTACAGAGGGCAGTATAATTGAATCCACCACAGAAAGTGGCACAGGTTCGGTTACTTTAGCGAGCGCAAAAGCAAATGGATTAAGCTCTGTTAAACTATCTGGAGCTTTAACACGCTCGGCAACTCCGACCCCTGCAAGCCCTGCAAGTTTCACTTGTAACAATGGCGTGATAGGCGTTAGCGGTGGGAGCATTATAACAACTGGCACGGCTGAAACAGTAGAAGATGAGCTTGGCAATACAGCAACAGCTGAAAGATTGTTGTCGTTTGATTCAGACCATACTGACGTTCAAGAAATCTTGACTGGTGCAGTAACTCGCAAAGTAGGCATTAAGGTCTTAGACGGAACTGAAACAACTTCTTGGACAGTTCAATCCAACCGTGCTTATGCTCTCAAATCCACCTTGGGTATGAGCGACTGTTTGCAACCGACAGGAACAGGAATAAATAGTTTATTAAACTCGCACTTTTCAAACAACACAATTAATAGTTATGGCAACGTGTTATTCAATTACACGATGTCAAATATTGGCGTGTCTGATGTTACGAGTTGGAACAACTGGCTGGCGACACAATATGCCAACGGAACTCCTGTTATAGTTATCTATCCGTTAAATGCAGGTGCAACCGAAAGCGTAACGGCTCAAACATTAACCACCCAACTAGGAACAAATGTATTAGATATTACGCAGTCAAGCATTGCAGATTTGCTAATAGAGGCGACTTATGATAAAATTATCGGCACGACTTCAGCCATTATCAGTTTTAGCAATAACTCTGGGTATATTACAGGCATAACCTCTGGAGATGTTACGACAGCATTGGGTTATACACCATACGATGCGACCAACCCAAATGGCTACATAACAGGCATTACCTCGGGGGATGTTACAACGGCACTTGGCTACACACCGTATAACTCCACCAATCCAAGCGGATATATCAGTTCGGCTTCGATTAGTTCGTTGACCGATGTAACGCTATCAAGTTTAGCCAATGGCGAGGTTTTGATTTACAACTCTACTTCGCAAAAATGGGAAAACGGGACCATATCAGGCGTTACGGTTGACCAGACCTATGACGGAACTTCAAGCAATGCTCAATCTGGTGTGGCAATGGCTGGCGAGTTGGCAAACTATGTTACCACTAACACGGCTCAAAGCATAACCGATGTTAAGACGTTTGTTCAGCCTGACGGTAACGACCTTGTTAAGATTCAACTGACCGAGATTGAACGCAACTCTCCGAGCAGTGATATATACAGAGTTGGAATACGACTAACGGACGTAAACAGTGATTCATTGGGTGCGGTAGGATTTGCCCAACTATCCTCTGGTCGATTAATGACCAGACTTCAAGCGTGGTCGCCCGATGGGTCAGATTCTTACACAATCTGGGTAGGTTATAACGGCGATGGTACGGTAAGAACAGGTGCGCCTGCTTGCGCTGAACAAAACTCAATCTTAACTACGGCGGGGCTTTCAACCGCAGGGACATATACCAGACTTCAGTTAGGAAACGGGGTTAAGATAGCAAGTGCCTATATTTCAGGCATATCGGGCTCAAGTGCTTATACTTGGAACTATGGCATAACTTTCACGGAAACGCCGCAAGTGTTAGTTACTCGTCGTTCAACCTCAACGGCAACAACTGGTATTTATGTTTGGGTGCGTGGTACACCTGGAACTTCAAGCTGTGAAATATATAACACTGGCAACAGTGGGAACACATATAACTTTCACATTATGGCAGTCGGACATTAGGAGAAAAGAAATGTTTGAAAACTGGAAAATTAGAAAAGCCGATTTGAACAATGAGGAACTTTCGGAAAAGCTCCAAAAAGAGCAAAACGAGGTTGCGGAGTGGTGCAATGAAAATCAGCAATACCGAATCAGCGATGACGAGGAGTTTATCTTTGTAGAAAAGATACCCGAACCGACAGCCGAAGAACAAGCCGAGATTGAGATTGCTCAACTCAAGCAATACTTATCAGATACCGATTATGCGGTGATTAAGATTGCCGAGGGTGAGGCAACGGCGGAACAATATGCCGAAGTGCTGACCAAAAGAAGAGAGGCTAGGGCAAGAATAAAAGAGCTTGAATAGTGATTGGGGGTTGCGATGATAGATATGAATCAAGCTGTTCAACGGTTGGCCTTTCACGAGGGTTGTGTTTTATACCCTTACAAAGACCATCTTGGATATTGGACAATCGGAATTGGTCGTTGTTATGAAAAAAATCCGTTCACACCTGAAGAGCTTAAAGCAGTCGGTGATTATAAGAACGGAATCACTAAAAACGCGGCGTATTTGTTATTGAGAAACGACATCAAGCGCACCCTCAAAGAA